GACATTGACCGAGATAAATTATCAGGCGACATTTTACAATCAGTAATTCAAAACAAAGATTTTCCATTCTCAAGAACTTGGGATATGTTGAACACTTATATGAGAGATCATATAAATTTAAACTATGGTTTTACTTTAGTTAACAAAGAAACTTGGGGTAATATGTATAAGCCTCAAGAGACTACAATTCCATTATTAAATATAGATCCTGTAGATTTACGAAACTCACCAGATTATACATTTCTTTATGGAGTTAATGTAAAAAATTGTAATGTTCGAATACATTATGAAGATAACAGACGTAAAGGAAGATCTTGGGATATACCACTTAAAAATAATATGTTTATTATGTTTCCATCTACTAATATGTATTACTTAACTAACAATCAAAAAGATAGTTTAAACTTTGTACAAACAATAACTTATGAATATATCTA